GGGCATACACCGGCTCAGCCGCTTGAGCGGGCATGAATATTTTAACTTCATCCTGCTCGTATCCGATCGCTCGTTGATACAGGCTGCGCTCCACCCGATTGTCAGCAACTTCCTTGCCAATCTTTAAGGCGTCGCAAAATTCAGGATGGACATGCTTCCATCTATGGATGGTCGAGACATGAACATCAAAAAAATCGGCTATTTCTTGATCGGTCGCGCCAAGCTCAGAAATCTTAACAACTTGCCTTGCATAGTCATCACAATAGTCAGTTGGTCGTCCTGCTGGCATGGTTCTTGCTTATCCCTTTTCCGCGCTTGTGTCTAGTCCATGCTCATTATCTACCCAATCCTTGCGCGCTCCTGCTCTGTCTCGGTCATCTCATCCCCCCATGCTGTCCGGTGTCATGGAAACAATTTGACCGCCTGTTCCGGTATCCAAATCCGATGCTAGGCAAACGGCTTCCAGCGGCCCCTTGCCAAGCTTCATGGCAGCCAGCGCATATGCACCACCACTGCCAGCCACAGCAGGCGTCGGAACGATAGCTATGCGTCCCTTGCCTTCCATCGACCGGCACACTCCATCAGCGCCAAGAATGAGCGCCTCGAAGTTATCGCCTAGGTCGATGCTGGTGCATTTGCCGTTGAGAAAATCAACAGCCTCGTTCTGGACCCAGATCGTTCCGGTGAAGCCTGCGACCCTCCCGTCATCAAGGCGCACCACTTTCGGGAAGTCGTCGCAATGGATCATGCCGTCACCTGTCACGAGGCCATCGCCCGCGATATGCTTTCCGTCACATGCTATCGTCGTCATATCCCTATCCTTTCACGCTGGCCAATTTCTTTGAGGTAATCCTCGCCGAGAGTGGCCCAATCAAACGTGTCGCGGAAACTGCCACACACATGATCCCGCGCGGTGTATGGGTAGTCTGGCGGCGGCGTGTAGCTGCTCCAGCTAATCCCCATGCTTTTGAGGACGTCTGCACCAGAAACGATAGGAGCCAATGTGCATTGACCACTATCGCCCATCTCGCTAGCCCAATGATCGCACCCCGCGCAGCAAGGACCATTCTTCCAAAAAAATGTGTCGCACCTCTGCTGATACCGGCGCTCAAATTCAGCGTGCCTCCTCTCCTTCATTGCCTCGATTGAAATGAGACGGCGGCGCTCAACTTCGTCGGGATGGAGATTAGTGAATTTTGTCATATCCCTAGCCCTTCACGCTGGCCTGACATGTGTGATGTCGTAGTCATCGTCCATGTTCTTGCGGTGGTGGCCCCATTGCATTTCTGCGGCTTTGTATGCTTGCTTGGTTTCGTATCCGTCGCGGAACCGGCAGTAGTAAAGCTGCTCGGTCTTTCGGGGGCTGCGGCCCTTTGTTTCGATCCAGTCCATGTCATGCGGCGGCCTTTCGCCTCAGGATTTGCTCGGCAAGGGATGCTCCTTCAGCCTGTTGCCCTGATCTAACCTGAAGCATGTCACGGACGGCCCCGTCGTAATACTTCAGGCTTTTCGGGGTCACTGTGCTGGACTTGGCACGGGCAGCAACGCACTTTTCCAGTGTGGCGGGATCGGCGCCCGCTTTGAGCCATGAGACTGTCAGGGCAATCGCTTCGGAATGCTTTGCCCAGTTGTTTGTAGGATCGGGCGGCACCAACCCTGCGGACTTGTGCAAGGCTATCATGAGTGAGACGGCATCACCCTCTGATTTTTCCTCGCGCGCGCTAGCAGCTTTAGCTGCTTCTGCTTCTGCTTCTGCTTCTGGGGGCGTTTCTGAAACGTTTCCATTTTTGCGATGCTTGCGGACACGATCTGTTGAAACGTCTGATTTATATTGCTTTTTATTCCAGTTGTGAGGTGTGTAACCACCACATGATGGCTCTATTAACGATGCCCTTATAAGGTCATCAAGCCCTCTTAAGAGGTGGTCTAAGCGCCTCTTAAGCATGTGCTTCAGGTCGCCAGCGGAAGGGATAAGGCCATCATTCTCAGCAGCGACGGACAATAATTCAACCCATAGACGAAACTGAGCGTCAGATAGCCGTGCGACCTTTGGGTGACGCATCGCATCAGCATAAAAGCGAAACCAGCGCGCGCTCATGACAGCACCGCCTGAAACGCGCCTTTGAATATCCCCTTGGCGCTTCCGGTCTCGCCATTGCGGCGCTTGGCAACGATGAAGTCAATCTCATCCTTGACGTATTCCAGCGCCTCGGATGCCTTGATATAGGCATCGCTATTCGGAACTGTCATCGCCTGTCTCAGATAATATTCCTCACGATAGAGGAATAATACGGCGTCGGCGTCCTGCTCGATCTGCCCGCTGTCCCGAAGGTCGGAAAGCATCGGGCGCTTGTCTGTGCGCTTCTCCACCTCGCGGGAGAGCTGTGCGAGTGCCATAATTCCTACATCATGTGTTTTCGCCAGCGCCTTAAGGCCGCGCGACACTTCAGAAACAGACTCATATTGGCCTGATGTTTTTCCGTCCGCGCGGAGCAACTGGAGATAATCGACAACGATAAGATCAAGGCTCTGCCCTCGTGCTGCCATCCTGCGCTTCCACCGCCTCACAATGGCGTTCAGTCGGCCTATCGTGAGAGACCCGGCATCCACGATATTGAGCGGGATGTCAGCGAACATACGCCCGGCATGGAAAACAGCTCTCTGGTCATCCTGTTTGAGATTGCCGTCGCGGATCAGGTGATAGGGAACGCCGCGATTGCCATCATATAAAATGGCAGCGGTAGCGCGTTGCATCAACTCAATGCGAGACATTTCCAGACTGACAAACAGAACGCCATTGCCCTGCTTCGCCACGCCGAGGGAGTAGCATAATGCAAGGGCTGTTTTCCCCATGCCGGGGCGACCAGCAGCGATGACAAGGTGGTGAGGTCGAATCGGCCCCATGATATTGTCTAGCGCCTCGATGTCTTGACATACGACACCACGCTGTGGACCTTCCATGTCCGCCATCATCTCATCAAATGCCTGCTTGGCAGTAACCTGGCGGACGCCAGCACTCTCGGATAGTTCGCGGTTGAGTATGCCTGTTAGCGCGCCATCGGCGTCCTCCATGATAGATGCTGCGGACGCTTCGGCATTAAGTGATGTGGCGCGCTCTATTGTCTCTGCGCAGGCAGTTACCAGTTCCCGGCGCTGCCCCATCTCCTTAACCTGACGCGCTATGTCTAGTGCACCGATCACTGATACCGATGTTGTTGTAATGGAAACCAAGTAATTGGAGCCGCCGATAGCCTTGAGGGCTGGATCGCCATCGAGAACAGGGCGCAGAGTGATAGGGTTGACCGTCTGCCCTTTGTCGTGGACAGCGCATATGCCTTGGAATATACTTTGATGTACCGGAGTCCAGAAATCATCAGAGCGGACGATATCTCTAACGCGGTCTATCATCCCGTTGTCACAGATCATCGCTCCAAGAACAATGGCCTCCGCTTCCATCATGTGCGGCATTGTCAGCTCGATCTGACGACCGTTTTCAGCCCTCAGAATAACCGCGTTACTCATTAGTCCTCCATCCCCAGAAAGAGGTCGCGGAAACGCTTGTAGGCCCGAAGAACAGCTTGCGTGTGGGCGCGATCAAAGCGCAGATCAGGGTTGTCCTCGGTCTGGCGCAGAAGGGCGCTGTAGCTGTCCCACGCTGCGTCTATGTCAGTGCGAAATGGGATAATTTTGGCGCTCATGGCACCCTCCTGAGAAGGTTAAGGACGCTGGTGCGGTCGCGATTAATCAACTTGCCAATATGTGTTTTATTCCGCCCTTGCCCCTTGAGATGGACAGCTAAGGCGCTTCTGGCATCCACCAGCGGCTTAGCGCGGGAAGGCCCGCGTATCTCGTCCATTGTATAGCCAAGGTCTTTGGCTAGGCGCTCTATGCGTTCACGAGGGGTCATGAGAACACCTCCTGATCCCACCCGCCGCCGCTCTTTTTCGGGAGCGCGCGAATAGCGATAAACTGGAAAGGATAAAGGTCTGCGGCGACCTTAATCTTCACCCGCGCGTCATCGGTCCAGAAGCCTTTAATCTCCCGGCATTGGATAGCGCCATCACTCATCATCACGATAAAATCTGGCGTGTAAAAAGTGTTGTCCGCAAGCCGCAACTTCACCCCTTCGAACTTATACCATGCGATCTCGCCAGCCATAAGGGCAGGCTTAAGCATCGTCGCCTCGTATGACGCTTCGGTCTTGTTCATTGCGCCAGTTTTGAGGCGTCCAAGAGCCTGAATGCTTGGCTTCACCGCACTATTCCCTTAGCCCTGAGAGCCTGAGTGAGCGCACGGATAGACCAGCAGTGGCGGCATAGGCCGCTCTTGTTGGTGTGGTGGATAGGACGGTTGCAGAGGGCGCAGGTTTTCATGCTACTGTCTCCACGAAAAAATCGCCTTGACGTTGGGCTTGCTCAATACGCTTGCAGGCAATCTCAAAGTAACGCTCTTCCCTTTCAATCCCGATGAACTTGCGGCCCATCTGGACGGCTGCAACGCCGGTTGTGCCGCTGCCCATGAACGGGTCTAGGATGGTTTGGCTTGGCTCTGGTAAGTGACCGATGCACCACGACATAAGCTTTTCTGGTTTTTGCGTGGGGTGATGCTTTGGCATGCCGCCATTAATTGATTGCGACTTCCATCGCCAAATTTTTGCTGGTTTATGGATGTTCGTCCAAGCCAACTCCGCCATCGCCAATGTGAATTGTTCAGGCTGGATCTTATCCCAAACGAAAAAGCATGGGCTAGATGGCAGGCCGAAGTAATTGCCGCCCCAAATAATTTGCCATTCCGACATAGATAACAATTGATCAAAAATGGCGCGATGTGGAATTGCACTATCCCAATCACTTACGTCATTACGGAAGTCACTGCCCTCCTTGGTAACTTTACCTATGCCGCTGGACGCACCAATCCCATAAGGCGGATCGGTCACAACAGCGTCAACCTTGCCCAATGTCGGCAGAACGTCACGACAGTCGCCTAGATAAAGCGTTGCATTGCCTATGATGACGGGTTCAACCACGCAACCCCTCTCCTGTGAACATATCTACCTGCCCCGCCATCGCACGGCGTCGGATGCCTTCGCGGCGCATCTTGGCGTCGTAATTGTTGTGACACCGCTGGCAGAGCGCCTTGAGATTGTCGTCGTCGCAATTCTCAGGCACGTGGTCGAGATGCGCTACCGTCAGAATGATTTTGACGATACGAAGCGTATGTGAGCCATTCGGGCCGTCGCACCACCAATGCGAGCCGGGTTCTGGTAGCTTGCG